CGGCAAAGGCCAGTGTGCCTTCTACGTTTACCTTCCAAATGAGCGGGTTATTACCGAAAGAAGCAACGGCCGCGCAGTTAATAACGTGCGTGACTTTGTTAATGCGTGCGTCAGTTAAAAAGTCGGCTGGCTCGGAAAGGTCGCCCAACAATATATTTTCTATCGTAATTTTAGACAGCAGATTCGCGTCGATATTAAATTTTTCCATATTCGTGCGAATACGGGCCAGCCCTTGCTGCGCATCGTCGGCGCGCACCAGTAAAAGATAATTAATAGACTGATTTTCAATCAATAATTTTTCAAGAACTGCACCACCGAGAAAGCCGGTAGCGCCGGTCAACAGTAGCGTTTTCATCATTGTCACCCACATTGGTATTGAATATGGGAGATTGTATCTGCGGATATTTAAACAAATATTAAATAGAATTACGGCGCCCAAACTCACTTTTCTTAATATTATCTTAAGGAATCTTTTGAAACATTCACCGGGGCTTTAGTAACAAATGAACTACGTAGATTCCAGGATTAATCTCTGCCGTTTAAATACCATTGATGTAGTGCCTGATTTAATTTACCGGTCAATGTTATTTCTCTTTTCGTCCGTGGAGGACTTATGACCTATAACCAAAAAATCTGGTTGGGGGTTTTGCTGCTATGCACCCTGTTTTGGGTGGCGGTGATCGGCGGCGCCTGTTCGCTGTATCAACGCGTGGATCGCTTTCAGGCACATCACGCAGAGAGCGAGTTCGCAGCCCGTCACGGCCAGGCGCCTTGCGCGCAACCCGGCGCTCAGGCGTCGACTGCCCCCCGGAATGGGTAGGGACAATATCCGCTAACGATCCTATTATGACCTAAGGTTAACAGGGAGATAACGATGGCTCGAAAGCTGGATAGCTTACCGCAGGCGCAACGCGAGAAAATAGAAACCGATTTGCTGGCCATCAGCGTGATCTACAACGAACGCTACGGCATCGCCTCCACTCAGGCGGAAACAGAACAACAGGTCCCCGACCACCTGCTCCCCTACTTTCATCAACGGCTGAATTATTATCGCCGTGCGTAATTGCGCGCATTTCGCTAACCGCCGCTTGGCATCGCTCCCCACGCCGTTACAATAGAGGCATATTGTATCCGCCACTGAAGAGACGCGATTTTGAGCAGCAAGGCAACGGCCACATTTTACATTCACGATTACAAAACAATTAATTTAATATACTGATATTATTGATTTTTTATTTTAAAAAAATTCATGTGGTACGCAATTTTGTACGCATCATTTTCTTCAATTCACCTCACGAAACCGGTTATTGCTTGACGTACACGAGTTCATCGAACAACATTACTGTATATGCATACAGTTATTCGAAGGTGCGAATGTTCGTAGAGCTGATTTTTGACCAACGTAATGTTAAAGGTTTGCCTGACGCGGCAGAGATAATCAAAGCAGAACTGACAAGACGGGTACATCGGGTGTTCCCTGATGCAGAGGTGAAAGTAAAGCCGATGCAAACGAACGGACTCATTAGCGACGCTAACAAAAGCGACAGAGAAAAGTTAAATCGGCTTCTTGAAGATATGTTTGAAGAGTCAGAACAATGGCTGATGAGTGACATCTATGGGTAGCATTACCCTCGCCGGGCGGCAGATTTTCGTTCTCAATGAGAATGACAGATACCCAGAGCCACAGCAGAACAGCCCACCTTTTTTCGCAATCCGCGAAGATGAAGAGGGCCAGCACTGGCTTTATGTTTTACATAAGGGAGGCTGGCCGCTCGTATCAAATGTGCCGTTTCAGACTCAAGGTAAAGCCGTTGATGCGGCCATAGCGTTTAATTTTGATGTGCTTTACAAGTGATAGGTGCTGCCCCTGCCGATGTTCAACCGTCCGAACACTACGAGGCCAGCAACGGGGCAGCAGATTTTAGATAGGGTCAACGTTCTCATTTTCAAGAGCTGCGGTTTCCTCCTCGGCTTCCGGTGCAACTTCAACCTCGCGCACAGGCATTTCCAGGCGCAGATCAATCCAACGCCCAGCCGGAATATCCATCGGATCACCGGCCACAATCGCGGCTGTGTCGATGTCAAAACGGCGTTTGCTGACCTTCACATAGATTGTGCCATCCTTGCCGGTGTTGGCTGAGACAAAGCACAGACGGTTGCCGTTCACGTCCTGCGGCACTTCGATGTTCCAGCCCTCTTCCGCAAAACCTAAAGCGCCGGTGACTTTGTAAACGCCAACTGAAACACGCTCAGCTGATACTCCTTCCGCTTCACCGTTCACAGCCGCGCAACCAGAGAGTGAAAAACCGCCAGAAAGATAGTCGTCTTGCATTGACTCCGGAGAGCTCGCCAACCTGGCGATCGGCGATGCTGCTTTCAGGAATCCGTTACCGTCTACGGTAGCGTTGTAATCTGACCAAGTATTTTTAATGGCGTAAGCTTTATATCCTAGAGGCTGCTCAGCCTGCCATTTGTAATCACCCATTGGTACAACATCCAACATGGGGCTTTCACGAATGCTGCTTAGCAGTGTTATATTTGGCACATTGAATGCCGGACCACAAACCCATAGCTCCCAACGTGAAATTGTATTGTTATAGAGGGTGCCAAACTCAATATCACTTACTGAATTTGGTGTTAATCCCAGAGAGAGGATTTCCAGCCCGCGAGCATGTAAAGACGTTATAGTTGACCCTCTGCCAGTAAAATACACATATTTAATGTCCATTCCTATAACGCCATAATTTCGACCTCCAATAACGGCAAAATGCACTGCGGTGGCTCCGGTTGAAGATATGGGGCATTCTGCAATTTTACAATAACGTCGCGCACCTATTGGACCATTAATTCGTGGAGGAACAATCTGACCATAACCACCATTTTTTATAGCGCTGGCAAGAGTTCCCGCCGCATTGTTTTCGCTAATTTTTGCCGCCGCTGCCGATGCCGCTGATTTATCTGCTGATAACGCTGCATCGGCACGCAGGCGATCGACGGTTTGCACAATTTCCGGTGTAATGTCATCTTCACCAGGGCGGCGCAAGAAGTCATTGAGCGTACCGGGTAGAGAGTCGGTATAAACCTCTATCGTGCCTACTCGCTCCGGTTGTGCGCCATAAACTGACACAATCACCTCGTAGGCACCAGGCTCTACATTAAGCGAATACCGGCCCGTATCATCGGTGACAGATTGCGACTTTGCCAAATTCAACACCGTGGATGATGTTTTCATTGAGCGCATAGTAATAGTTACGCCAGAACGAGAATCACCGTAAGGCCCCTTTAAAACTCCGCTGATTAATACCATTTAATATCTCCCATACTTTTTATTTTTTCAGGTCATCCATTGCAGCTTCCAGTCGCTCTAATTTTTCCATCAACGCAAGAATCGCTTCGTGATGTAGCCCGGCTGAAACGCCTGAACTATCTGGGGCTAGAACGTCTTTTACAATCGTGCCGTCACTCAACTCCATATCGCCGGAAATAAACACTGATTCGGGAAACACTTCTTGTATTTCTTGCGCGATAAAACCAACCCCAGCACTGCCATTGGATTTAAGGTTCCACATATAGCCGCGCAACTTTTTCATTTTCCCAAGAGGGTCTTCTATTAGGCGAACATTGTTTTTAATTCTAATATCTGAATTCTCTACCCATTTCCCGTTCGCGGCATAGGCATTCCCATCAGATGACATTGAAAATGCCACTACGAGCCCGCCTGTTGCATTTGCAATACGGTATCTAAACCCCCCAGCTCCCTGCCCTCGGTTATTAACGAATTCACTGACGCCATTGGAACCATCCCAACCAATAGCAGTGCAAGCATCAACGTTAATTCCATTAACCCCCTGAGTTTTTACTATCCCGTTTATCAATCCACCAGTTTTTCCATTGATAGTACCCAGGCGGTTATCGTTTCCAGCAGCCACAGTGTTTGCGGTAGTACCAACATCACGGGACGCCGAGTTGCCGAGGTCGCTTTTATTGGCCTTTTTATCGACTTCTGTTTTATCCGCCTTCAAATTCAATGCAGCGGTAAAACTATTCCAGGCCGGGCCGGTGTAAGTGCTGCCGTCAGGTAACGTCACTGTAATGTTTCCGGTGCCGCTGAATACCTGTTGCCAGTTGTTTTTATCGAGGTTCAGTCCACGTAGCGCTTTCGCTGTCTCTGCGGCCAGCTGGGCGGTGATGGTGTTCATCGCGTCGCGCGGTACGGCATACCATGCTGCGCCCGCCTGCGTTGGGCCGTCATAGGCTTTAATCAGCGTAGCCTGTGTGGCGCTATCAACGGTTTTCACAGGTAGCGTATAGGTGACGCCGCCGACAACGCTCACGATGAAATCACCGGCTTTCAGTTCGGTATTGAATGCCGTCCCCGTCCCTTTCACTACGGCGGAGTTGTTCGTTAGGGTAAGAGTGCCTGCGGGCATGATGCTCTCCTAAATCGTTGCATAAAAAAACCGGCTCAGTGGCCGGTTGTTAGAAGTAATGGGCTGCGTTTATAACCATGAGCGGCATCTGCGACGAGTACCATCGGTTTGAGGTATTCCACTGGGTCTGTATTCTTCTCCCTGATTCAGAACGCCAGAATTGGACGGCGCTGCCGTTAAACCGATAGCCGCAGCTGTAGTAGTTATAAACCCCGCCGCTGCCTTGAGAATCACCACGCATAAACGCATTAACGGCTAGGGGGATCATTGGTCTGGCTATGCCTGTATCAACCAAATCCTCTGGGTTCCTGCCGACATTAACCGAGCGACCATCCCAGACTAACGGCTCTGTATCGCTGGTGAATGTGTTATTACCGGCGGCGTTCTTAATCACCATTCCGTAACCGCGTGGTGTCGGTGGGTAATAACCGCTGTTCATAATGACCACTTTCACATTGGCCGTGGTTAACACTGCTTCACCCGAACCGTTATCACGCGATACCGTTAATTCGTTATATTGCACAGCATGGTAAATAGAAACGCCGGGGTCATCGCACCGTACAAAGACAACCTTGGTGTTATCGTTTTGAACGACTGGCAATGTCCATTTGCCGTTAATTGTCACTTCCCCTTTCCAGGCAACAAAACCCAGCCTGGACGAACTGTTAATGCTCATCCAGTCCACCGAGTTTTGAATCATTATTCCATACGTGCCGGAAACTGATTGCGGCGGTTGAACCTGGTATATGCTGAACTCGGTAAAGAAGGCCTGCTGATTTGCATTGGTAAAATCAACAATTATCCTACTTCCATCGGTTCGCCATCCAGTAACCCCGCCGTAAGACGGGGGGGTTGTCTGACTGCCGAATATATACCCGGTCTGACCAACCAGAAATACCGGGTTCCCAGCGACGTAATCAGGCGGAGTATAAATCTTTTGTTTATTGCCATCCGCCCAGGGTTCTTTATCGTTGGCTAATAGTGAAATGCTATTAACCGCCGCCAGCTCTTTGCCATTCATCCACAGGCCATACGCCACGCTACAACCTCCCCATTCTCACCCGCAGATTACCGGCAGCGTCATAAACGTTAATCTGGTCGCCGCGTATCTCCATGCGCCCGTTACCGTCGCCGCCGTTAATCTGGATTTGTCCAGCCCCTGCGCCGCTTTTATCCATCCGCCAGCCGCTGGTTGCGCTGAAATTATCGGACTGAATAAAACCGCTGATTTTGGCATTGGTGATTGCCGCATCCGCAATTTTCGCCGACGTGATAGAAGCGTTCTGAATGAAAGCATCGCTGATAAACACCTGGCCGTTGACTACAGCGAACGGCGAGTATTGCGTGTCGCCGCTGCCGCTCATCAACACGAACTGATTGGCGTTGAACCCGATACGGGTGATGACGGGTTTGCCGGTTTCCGCCAGCACGGCGATCGACATGCCCGCGTTGTAGAACACGCCGTTAACCCTCACACCGGCTTTCAGCGTGTGGATTGCCGTTGCGCCGTCGGCATCGACGGTTGCCGTCAGCTTGTCCTCCAGTACCGCTGTAACGTCATCAATCTGCGCCTGCACCTGCGTAGACAGTTCGGCCAGTGCGTGATCGACTTCCGCTATGGTGGTTTTCACCACCAGAATATCAGCCCGGACCGTGCCGTACTGCGCCCACTGGTGCTCAACCGTCGCGTTGTTGGCCAACGCATTCTGGATGATGGCCTCAATGTTTGTGTCAATGTCGCCAGTGAGGCGGTCGCCGTCTTTGTCGGTCAGAAACCCATCACCGATACTCTCCAGGTAGTCACCGGCATTTGCGTTGGATTGCCCCTTAATCCAGCCTGTCCAGTCGCCCTGATTGCCGGTACGGTCTTGCAACCGCGCGCGGAACCAGAATTCCTGCCCCGCCTTCAACCCGGTCATGGTGTGCGTGTGCAACGGGTACGGGATATCGGCCAGCAACATCGCGTTATTCCCGGCGGCGTTATCTGCATACTGAATTTCGGTTTTCAGCGTGTCCTCGGCCCCATCTGGGAATCCCCAATCGAGCTGGATACCCCAAAGTAACGGAGAAGCCTTGAAGCCGACCGGCACCGGCGGCTTGCCTTCTTTCCCTTTCAGGTAGGTTTCCATCGACGTCGCCCAGATAGACGATACGTCACTGGCGTTGATGGCCCGCACGCGAACTAGGTAGCGCCCAGCGTAAATTCCTGGCACCTCGAATCCCAACGCAGACGTGCGCGGCATCGATACCCAGTTACCATTATCTTTCCGCCATTCAGCCTCATACGCTATCGCGTTATCCACTGCCCCCCAGGCGGCGCGCAGGGTGGTAATCGCGATGCCCTGGCTCACCGAGGAGTAGCTGTCGATGGTGATGTTTTTCGGCGGGGCTTGCACGCCAGGAGGAATAATCGATATCGGGCGATCGTCGATGCGCGCGCCGGTATCGATGCGGGCGTACTTGTTCGGGTCATGCTCGGTAGCATTAATCGTAAAGGTGTTATCGCCATTATCGGCAATACCCACCACACGGTAGAGCTGAACAGCCAGATCATCAGCATCGATAGACCAGGCAGACTCCGACACGGGTATCTCGCTATAGGCAGTGGTAACGGTCACCACGCGATCATTCACCGCCTGCACGGTGCGAGCCTGTGCTTTGCCTGAAGGCAGGTTAATGATCAGGCGATCGCCGACTTTAGCGCCTGGCTTTCTGTCCAGCTTCAACTTGCGACCGTCCACCGCACTGATACGGCCACCGATCACCCGACCGGCAACCATCTGATCGGCCACGCCGACGATATGCCCAGGCATGG